TTCGTAGTCCTCGGATTCGGCATGGTCCTCAAAGACCAGAACCCGAAAGGTGTGTCCGGCGATCGACCCGCCGACCCAGGTTCCCTGTGCGGCTTCGCGGGGGGTTGTCGTGTCGATCGTCAGGCTGTCGGCAAGGTCGTCTGCTGTCGTCATCTGCGTGTCCTTTTCGTTTGGGAAATTCGTTGTTCAACGACCACACAGTTACCTCATGATCGGGAACGTCATCCAGCGGATTCGCAGCGATTCCGCATCAATTTCAGCAGCTTTTAGGGGGTGGCTTCATGAGTGCCCCGACACCACGCCTGGATCCGCAGAAACTGTCGCCCACAGACGCCGCACAGCTGCTGTCCAAGGTCGGGGGGAAAGTGGGGGCTGAGTCGACGATTGCGGCCGATGTGGCCGCCGGTGCGCCCACAAATGGCGACGGGACGCTGAATCTGGTGGCGTGTGCAGCGTGGTTAATTCGACAGTTGGCGGAGGGCGATCCCCATGGCGATTGACCCCCGCAATCTCCGGCCTGGCGAACTCTGCCGGCTACTGAATTCGACACCGCTGGGTACGGTCATCAATGAGCGGCAGCTGTACCGGCATCGCAATCGGGCGGGTTACAGGCTGGGTGATGGCAATCGAGTCGATCTGCTGCGGTATGTAGCGTGGCTGATGGAGGAAGTGCATCGGCCGAGAGTTGTCAGTGAATCCGACAGCTACGAAGCACTGAAGGAACGGGCTCGGGCTCGCAATGCGGCGATCGCCAAGGCAGGTCGGGGTATTGGTGAATTGCCTGCGGTCGCTGATGTGGTCCGCCGGCAGAAAGCGGCAGACAGTTTTCAACACTTCTGCGACGCCTATTTTCCACAGACATTTCATCTGGCATGGTCAAACGACCATCGGCGTGTCATCGCGAAGATTGAAGAGGCTGTACTTTACGGTGGCCTGTTTGCGCTCGCAATGCCTCGTGGCTCCGGCAAGACGACAATTGCGGAATGCGCCTGTCTGTGGGCGATCCTGTTTGGACACCGGCAGTTCGTTGCGCTCATCGGAGCCAGCGAAGCCCATGCAGAAGAGATGCTGGAATCCATCAAAATGGAACTCGACGGCAACGATCTTCTGCTCGAGGACTTTCCCGAGGCCGTGTACCCGATCCAGTGCCTGGATGGCATTGCGAATCGTTGTGCCGGTCAACTTCATCAGAACGAGCGGACGCACATGTCATGGACAGCGCGTGAAATCGTGCTGCCGACGATTGGGGGATCGTCGGCCTCGGGTGCCATCATCCGTGTGGCCGGCATTACGGGTCGCATCCGCGGCATGAAATTCAAAAGACCGGACGGCCAGACCGTTCGTCCGTCGCTGGTGGTCCTCGATGACCCGCAGACAGATGAATCGGCGCGTTCGCCATCGCAGTGCGCGGCACGAGAGAGCATTGTGGCCGGAGCTGTGCTTGGTCTGGCTGGTCCTGGGCGAAAGATTTCCGGCATCATGCCCTGCACGGTGATTCGCCCCGAGGACATGGCGGATCGGATTCTGAATCGCGACAAGCATCCGCAATGGCAGGGCCAGCGAACCAGGATGGTCTACGCTTTTCCCACGAACGAAAAGCTGTGGCAGCAGTATGCCCAGATCCGGGCGGAGAGCCTGCGGCAGGAGAAGGGAATCACCGAGGCGACAGCGTTCTATGAACAGAACCGGGGATTGATGGACGAAGGGTCCGTCGTTGCGTGGCCGGAACGCTTCAACCATGACGAAGCCTCCGCCATCCAGCATGCAATGAATCTGCGGCTGCAGAATGAAGCCGCATTCTTTGCGGAGTACCAGAATGAGCTCCTGCCGGAAGTCGCCGCCGAAGATGACCTGCTGACGGCCGACCAGATCTGTGCCAAGACCAACGGCCAGCTTCGAGGCACGATTCCGCTGGGCTGCGGTCACATGACCATGTTCATCGACGTGCAGCAGAAGCTGTTGTATTGGGTGGTGTGTGCGTGGGAAGACGACTTCACGGGTTACATCGTGGATTACGGATCGTATCCCGATCAACGGCGAGCCTACTTCACGCTGCGCGATGCGACTCGCACGCTGTCAACGGCGGCCAAGGGCACCGGGCTGGAAGGATCGATCTATTCGGGCCTCGAATCCCTGACGGCCGATCTGCTGAATCGCCACTGGCGCAGGGAGGACGGCACAGAGCTGCGGATCGACCGATGCCTGATCGACGCCAACTGGGGATCGTCGACAGATGTGGTCTACCAGTTCTGCCGTCAGTCACCGCACGCCGGAATTGTTCTGCCGTCGCACGGACGATTCGTGGGTGCTGCCAGTCGGCCGTTCTCGGAATACAAACGCAAGCCCGGGGAGCGAGTCGGTTTGAATTGGCGAGTCACAAACAATCTCGGGAAACGCACGATTCGCCATGCGCTGTTCGACACAAACTTCTGGAAGTCTTTCGTGCAGGCCCGTCTCGTCGTGGCACACGGTGATCCGGGCTGTCTGTCTCTTTTTGAAGACATGCCAGAATCCCATCGCCTGTTTGCGGAACATCTCACGTCCGAGTATCGCATCCGGACCGAAGGCCGAGGCCGGACCGTGGACGAGTGGAAGATTCGGCCGGAGCAGGCCGACAACCATTGGTTCGACGGGGTGGTTGGCTGTGCGATCGCTGCATCAATTCAGGGATGTCTGTTGTTTGGAACAGATCAGCATCGAGGGAAAACGGATCAGCGGGTCCGGCTTTCCAACTTGCAAAGGAGCAAGCGGTGATTGATGCAGCAAAATCAGATGCAGAACCGAAGGGACTCGTCTGCCCGAACTGTGGCTGCCGACATTTCTACGTCGTCTACACGCGGCCGCGAACGGAGAAGAATGTGCGGCGGAAGGAGTGCCGGCATTGCGGGCGGCGAGTGACGACATTCGAACGGCTGAATGGATAGGACGTTCGGTGCGCCTTCTAAGCCATCACAACCAAGCTGACCGTGCGATTGGAATCGACTTGCGTTACCGGCACAGACTTGACCGCCATTCAGTTCAGATTTCTGTCCGCGTGTGCATTACACAAGATTCTGCCACTCATTCAATCCCTGAAGTGCAGCAGCGTCTTGCCATTGCTTAAACCGCAGCTGAACTGCGCTGGGGTCCTCTGCGTAAGTAAACTCGAACGGCTCGTCAATTAGCGGAACGACTTCACCGATCGAGGTTTCGCCGCCTTCGTCACGGTCCTTCGTGTAGAGCATTGCTGTGCATCCCAGCACGCCGGAGGACTGATGCCCGATACCGTGAAACGCAAACAAGATCTCGACTCGTCTCTGTGTTTGAATGATAAGAGAGGCCCACGATTGATAAATCTGCAGATTTGCGAAATAGTTGAGTGCCCGAGCACAGTCTACGATTTGGTGATAGTTGTATTTTGCCTGCTCGGAGCCTCGATTCCCGTCCGTCGCGAACGCCCTGAACCTATCACCTTGACCTGCGATTGCCTTCGAAATCTCAGCCGCCAAGTCTGAGAGCCGGTGGAATGTCAGTATTTGGAGAGAATCCGCAGTAATTGGCGCCCGATTGCGAAGATCAAGCTCGGCCTTGCGACGTTCGCTAAATTTCGCGACGACGGAGGCTAAAATTCCGGAAATGGCCGTGGACTCGTGGATTACCTGATCGCTGAGACTGAACGCCTCACGGATCGCTTTCCGCTGCAAATTTCCAATTAGGTCGACGAGCGGACGAAGGTCGCCGTTATCTGCCCCACGGAGTGCATCGATATATTTCGTTCGGTCACGGCGTGTTACCACAAGGGGTAACCACTTGTCCCGCAACAGCACCAGCGTTGCTAAACACCGAGATACTCGACCGTTACCGTCCGTGAACGGATGAATCACGCTGAATCGGTGATGCAACCACGCAGCCTGAATGTCGGCAGGGACGTTGGATTCGCAGTGCTTTAAGTGTATCGCAATCAGATTGTCCATTTCCTGATCGACATGTTCAGAGGGGCAGTATTCGAACGTCGTCCCGTCGGGATGTTCAACATTGTTCTTCAATGCCTTCCATTGGCCGCGGGGCAGTTCGCGCTCGACTTCATTTCCCAAGGAATCGCGGCCGATGTAGGTCTTCTGATGTTCTGTCAGGACAGAGTGCAACTCCTTGACATAGGACGTGCCGAGCGGACTTTCCCCAGACACGAACGCATAAAGTCCCATGATGGCTTGATGGTGATCCTGAATCTTGGCAATCACAGCATTCGGATCATCATTGGTGTCGGAATGCGTGATTAGTGCAGCGTCGAGCCCTTTCTCGATGAGCGTTTTTGTAACACCTTCACTAAGAGTGTAAAGTCCCTCGATTATGCCTGTCTCAATTGACCACAGCCGTCGAAGCCTTCCCAGAAAGTCGTTGTAAAGGTGCTTCTTCTGCAATTCGTCGGCCTGATCATGCCACACTCGGATCATCGCATGCGTTTGATCGTTGCGCAGTGATGACTCCCAGCCGTTGGGCAGGTCATCTATACATTGCCAAATGTGCGAGTGAGTGTTGGACACGATACTGAGTTGTCCTTTCGATCGAACGTTCGATTCTCATCACAGAGTACGGCATGATTTGCCCGGAGAAAAGTGACATCACGCATGAATCCGGAAGGAGTTGCGCCGATCGTGATGCATGAAGCGGGTGAGGTGTTTTTGCGTAACCAAATTCGATGAGTCGATGATCTCTGCTGTCGCCATCCAGCAGCGACAAATGTTGTACCGTGTCAGCACGAACTGGAATTCGTCGTTCCGTTCTCACAACAGATTGATCAGCCATTGACGCACCGAGGCTGCGACGTTGCGACGAGACTCGCTAGTCATGCAGTGGCCTCCAGGTACGGCCGGATCACATTCGTCATTCGACAGACTTTGGCCGCACTCCAGAGTTCGTCCCGAGTGGCTTTCCGCTGTCTAAGGCAATCTCGCAATGCTTCGAGGGCTACATCAAGTCCGAGCTTATTACGAAACTTGAAACAATCAACGACCGTCTTTGCGGGCGAATACACGCGAACACAGACTCCTTCGATCGTGTGTTCCTCAATGCCTGTGGTCATGGCCGCTCCGGAAAATCGCACAACACGCAGTGGAGGTGCGTCGGATTGTGGCAGCCGTGACTTGAGATCGATCGCGAGCCAGATCTCAAACGGAGCCTGGCTGGTGAGCCCGTGAAACTGCAGGGCTGAAAGCAGACAAACAACTCCGGCAGGCACGCGTCGGGCAGCTTCAACCAGGGTTCGTTGCTCGCTCGGAGGATCGGCCGCGATCACATAGAGGCCGCGCCCCGGGCGAGCAAGGACGCCGTCTGCAACCATCCGACTGAGATACTCGCGGGCAATACCGGCGCTCGCGAAATCACGCGCACGAAGCACCCGAGTTTTCCTGAACATTTTCAGGATCTGATCTTTTCTGGTCGTCGCCATGTGTTACGAAATGTCCTCATTTATCGACAAGTAACGACGAAATGTAACAGACAGGCCACGTTCCGCAAGGTAAGTCCCGAAAAATGACGAATTCCAGATCTGGAACGTCTTGGGATTTTTCAGCAGCCGATTCGTCACTTGGCTCTTCAACCGGGTAGTTCTCCAGATAGGCAGCGCGTTGCTGTCATCTGTGAGTCTTCATGCCCGACGAACTCGATCAGTCCATCCGTGAGAACGCACAGCAGCCGGCCAAGGCTTCTGGTGACTCCGGCAGTGTCGAACAGCATTCGCTGTCCGAACAGATCGAAGCCGATCGCTATCTGGCTTCGAAACAGGCGACTCGTTCCAAACGGCTGGGACTCCGCATCACGAAGATTGTCCCTCCTGGAGCGGAATGATCATGTTCGGGTGGTTAAGTCGCACATTGCTGTCGCCTTTCTCGGCACGTGCCGGATCTCGATCCGCACGGTTCGTCCGAGCAAAGTACGACTCGGCCATGACGTCGGATAACAACCGCCGGCACTGGGCCAATGCTGATGGACTGTCGGCCAACGCGGCCAACACACCCGAGGTGCGACGAATCCTCCGCAATCGATCCCGCTACGAAGTTGCCAACAACAGTTACGCCCGCGGAATCGTGTTGACATTGGCCAATGACATCATCGGGACCGGTCCTCGCCTGCAAATGCTGACCGAGGATCCGGAAGCCAATCGCCGGATTGAGCAAACGTTTCATCAATGGGCCAAAGCCGTCTGCCTCGCGGAGAAACTGCGGACGCTCCGTATGGCTCAGATTCAGGATGGCGAGGCCTTTGCTGTCCTAATCAGTAATCCCAAGCTGCCCACTTCGATTCAACTCGACCTGCGACTGATTGAAGCCGATCAAGTCACGACGCCCGATCCTCAATGGAGTGACTCGCGTGCCACGGATGGCATTGTTTTTGACACTGCCGGCAACCGAGCCGAGTACCACGTTCTGAAGCAGCATCCCGGCGACGGTAAATCGCTGAGCCGTGAGGCCGATCGTATTCCCGCATAATCCATGCTGCATGTTTTTCGGACGGATCGACCGGGTCAGCACCGCGGCATTCCGGAAATCACTCCTGCATTGTCGCTGTTTGCCATGCTTCGGGACTACTCGCTGGCGACGCTCGATGCGGCCAAAGCGGCTGCCTATTACTCGGGGATCATTTACACAGACTCGCCTGCGAACGGTGAATCGGATGCCGTCGAACCGCTCGATCCCATCGAACTGGATCGGAACACGCTGCTGACCATGCCGGGTGGCTGGAAAATGTCTCAGCTGCATGCCGAACAGCCAACCGGCACTTACCTGCACCGTTTTCAACCAAGGATGGTGGCATGACAACGACAACCGCAGACCCGCACGCAATAGCCCAGGCCACAGACGCGTTCAGTGACGCCTGGGCCGCGGTCTATATCGACGTGGCAGAGAAACTCGAAGCCGAGGAACGCCAGGCCCAGACGGGCCATACGACGCCCACAGACGCAGACACGAAAGGAGACGTCTCATGTCCAGGTACATCACCACTGAATACAACTATGGAAGCATGATCCCGAGCGCCGCTCAGATCGCGGCACGCGTCAGCACGCTGCATAACGGACTGCGTCCGGTGACGGCAGCGATCATCGCCGAATCTTACGGCCTGCAGCCATCGGAGATTCAGGCAGTCCTGAATCAGGCGAAATGCAGCGGCCTGCTGAGGCACCATCACATGTACGGCTGGATCCAGTCAAGAAGGTGGCCAAGATGCTGAAGAAACGTCTCAACAACATCCTGACTTGGTTCCGTCACCCCATCAGCAACGGCCCCGCCGAAGGTTTCAACAGCCGCATCCAATCCCTTAAATCTGCAGCCCGTGGTTTCCGCAACTTCCTGAACTACAGAACGCGGATCCTCTTCTTCTGCGGAAAACTCGATCTCAGACCAGCCACTACATAGCCACTAACTTCCGTGAAGAACCCAGATTTCATGGACAGGGTGGCGCGCACTCCGGGCTGCTCCGCGAGGACGTGGTGTTGAATAGCTCGAGTGGGATTCGAACCGGGCACCGATCAGCCCCGGACGGCTGGATTGATCGACATCGCTGTGTCTGAAACAACGTGGTCAGCCAGTTGCCTGCCGAGCCAAGCGATTTGCGATTGTTGATTTGCGAT